CTGCTGAAGCAGCAGAATTCTCATCAACAGACACAACAGTCACCTTCCAAGAAGACACAGTTGTTAAGTTCGCTGGAGCTGGAAAGCTCGATCTAGAACTCGTTGATCGCTCAGACCCAAGTTTCTTGGATCTATATCTTCGCGAGTTGGCTGCATCATACGCACAGAAGACAGATGCTTACGCAGCACAGATTGCATCACAGAATGCAACAGCATCATCTTCATCAACAATTTACAAGGCTATTGCTCTAGGTATCTCAGATTCCTACGGAGTAATGCGCCAGACACCTAACAACCTATTGGTTGCAACAACAGGCGGAGAAGATGGCATTGACTTTGCTGGTCTTCTAGGCGCAGTTGATACAACAGGACGCCCTCTATACGCAGCAGCAGCATCTCAAAATGCTAACGGCTTAATTACACAGGGTTCGACTAACGGATCAGTTGCAGGCTTGAACTTGGTAGTAGATCCTAACTACACAGGTGACGATGCAAATGCAAAGCATGCACTTGTTTATCCAACAATGGCAATGCGATTCCACGAAAGCGGAACGCTACAAATTCGCGCCAATGTCGTTGCAAATGGTCAGCTAGAAATCGGCATTTACGGATATGTTGCAGTAGTTAATCGCTACCCAGCAGCGTTCCGTAAGTTGAATGTTGCTTAAGTAACACACTAAGTCGCTCTGGGGAGTAGTAGCCCTCTACTCCCCAGAGTCTTTAGAAAGGAATAGGAATGGCACTTACAACAGTCGCAGAACTCCGCAGCACTCTCGGAGTCGGTACTTTGTATCCAGATGCCACCCTTCAAGAAGTCTGCGATGCAAGCGATGCAGTCCTGCTTCCTATGCTCTGGGCTCCTAAATGGTTCTCAGTTGCTCATAGCAATGTAGTGGGAACAGGCACTCTATATTTTAACGATAACATTCTTGATACTTTTTATGTAGGTCAAAGCGTAACAATCGCTAACTCAGGTTCTTCATATAACGGCACTAAGACAATTACAGCAGTAGGCGATTACTCAATTAGCGTGGCAACCAATCACGCAACAGCGCAGGCTTACCACCCAATCTTCCCTTATGGATCTGTATCAATTACGACTTACACAGACTGGACAACCGATATGGCAGTTCAGAATGCAGCTTTAATGATATCTGTTGAAATTTGGCAGGCGCGTACAGCCACCCTTTCAGGCAGTAACGCTGTCGATTTCCAGCCAAGCCCTTACCGAATGAGCGCACAGCTTCTCGCTAAGGTGCGAGGATTGATTGCACACGCGCTCGACCCCCGCAGCATGGTGGGCTAAATGCCAGCACCAGCCATTACGACACTTCGCACTACTTTAGCCACTGCTCTAGTAGATAACACTCGTTGGAGTACCTTCGCGTTTCCACCAAGCACAGTCCTTGCTAATTCTGTGATCGTGTCACCAGATGATCCATATTTAACACCCAACAATAATCAGCACACCACGATCAGCCCAATGGCATCTTTTAAGTTGCTGCTGGTGTGTCCATTATTCGATAATGAAGGCAACCTTAACGGCATAGAAGATTTTGTGGTCCGAGTGTTTAATCTTCTCGCTGCATCTTCTTTGACTTATAATATAAGCGCAGTAAGCGCACCTAGTGTTCTCAATGCGGCAAGTGGAGACTTGCTCAGCTGCGAGATGTCAATATCAATCCTAACAAGTTGGAGCTAATATGTCAGAGCTAACACCAGAGGATCTAGCCTTCTTGCGAAAGATTGGTCAGACTCCAGCAGTACCAGCACCAAAGCCAGTAACTACCAAGAAGGATGAGGAATAATCAATGGCAATTTTCTTAAACAATAAGGTCGGATTTAAGATTGCTACTGTCAATCTTTCAGACCATGTAACTGCTTTCACACTCAATCGTGTGCTAGATCAGATCCCTGTCACAGCAATGGGCGATACCGCCAATAAGTTTGTTACTGGTCTGTCATCAGACACAATCACTGTAACATTCTTGAATGACACAGCAGCAGGATCAGTCCTTGCAACACTACAGGCGGCATTCGGATCAACAGTTGCTTTCCAAGCAATCCAAGATTCATCAGCTGCTGTTTCAGCAACCAATGTTCTTTACTCAGGTACAATTCTTGTAGATAACCTAACAGACATCAATGGCGCAGTAGGCGATGAAGGCATGATTGACATTACATTCACATGTAACTCAAAGACTGCTTACGCGACTACAGGCACTTGGGCATAATCTAACTACTAACTAAGGGGCAAAATCATGGCAAAGTTAAAGATCGTTCGTACAGATGGAAGCGTACTTGAAGGCGAAATCACCCCAGCGGTGGAATACCTTTTCGAGTTGCATCATAAGATGGGGTTCCATCGGGCGTTTCGTGACGAAGAAAAACAGACTATGGTTTATTGGTTGGCTTGGGAAATAACACGCAGATCAGGTGAAACTGTTAAGCCTTTCGGAATTGAGTTTATTGAGACACTTAAGAGTGTCGAGGTTCTAGACTCTGACCCTTTAGCTTAAAGCGCGATCAACCATTCACCTACCTAATCGCTAGGCTAAGCATTAGGTTGGGGATCGCGCCACAGCAATTATTGGAATTAGATAAGACCATGCTAGATGCACTTATGCAAGGTCTAAAGGATGAAGCAAAGGAGATCGAGAATGCCAACAGAAGTAAAAGGCGCAATTGAACTCCGCAAGGCTCTTCGTAAATTCACTCCCGATCTTGCTAAGGAAACTCAGAAAGAAATTAGTGGGGCACTAAAGCCAATCACTAAAGATGCTAAAGGTTATGTTCCAGATTCAGGATCAGTCCTAAGCGGATGGTTGCCTAGAGAAAACTCTAATGGCACTTTCCCTACTTACAATGCTCGCCTAGTTAAAGCTGGCATTGGGTACAAGACATCACCATCAAAGCCTAACCGCAGAGGATTCAGATCCCTTGCTCGCGTATTTAACAAGACCGCAGCTGGTGCAATCTATGAAACTATGGGTCGTAAAACTCCTAGCAGTCGCTTTGTCCAGAATCAAGATTCTAAATATGGGGCGCAGTTAAAAGGCAATGGCAAGATGCAAGGTCGAGCCATCTATCGCGCTTATGATGAAAATCAAGGCAAGGCTAAAGATGCAGTGCTTAAAGCATTAAAATTAGCAGCAGATAAACTCAACGCTACAGCAACAGTGAAGGGTTAATCATGGCTAGTATATTTATTGACATTGCTTCTCAATTCACTGGAGAAAAATCATTTAAGAAGGCTGATTCAGCCACAGATAAACTCACTAAGAATGTAAAGAACTTAGGTAAGACTCTAGGGGTTACTTTAAGCGTTGGTGCGATCCTTGCCTTTGGTAAAGCAGCAGTTAAGGCAGCAGCAGAAGATGAAAAAGCACAGAAGCAGTTAGCACTAGCTCTAAACAATGTTGGGCTTGGTCGAGATGTCGCTGCATCTGAAGCCTATATCCAAAAGTTACAATCTGAATTCGGGATCGTTGATGACCAGCTTCGTCCCGCTTATCAATCCCTAGCGATTGCCACGAAATCAACCAGCGAGTCACAAAAGTTGATGAACATTGCTCTAGATATTGCAGCCTCTAAATCGCTCGATGTAGGTCAAGTCACAGCAGCGTTGAGTAAGGCATATTTAGGAAATAATACAGCACTTGGTAAATTAGGTGTAGGAATTTCTAAGGCTGATCTAAAGGCTGGCAATTTCAATGACATAATGAACCAACTTGCTAAAACCTTCAAGGGTGCAGCAAGCCAGTCTGCCAATACTTTTTCGGGAAAGATGGCAAGATTAACTGTCTCAATTGAAAACGCTAAGGAAATCTTAGGCAAAGGCTTAATTGATAGTTTTATGATCTTGACGGAATCTCAAGGTATTGAGGAACTACAGGTTAAGATCGAAAACTTTGCTACTTCTGCCAGCGAAAACCTAAAGAAACTCGCAGGATTTCTAAAAGAAAATGAGATATTACTCAAGAGTATTTTTGTTGTGTTAGCGGCAACCTTTGTCTCTACAAAAATTATAGCTGGAATAGCAGCAACTATTACTGCCATTGGTCTAATAAATAAGGCTTATCAAGCTCTACGCGCTACAGCCATTGGTACGGCTATTGCCTCTATGTTCGCACTTAATCCTTATGGTGCAGCTTTACAAGTAGCCGCTATGGTGGCACTTATTGGCATTACTATAGCCGCAGTTAATGACCTTACAGAGTCTTATAACAATGCTAATGATGCTAAAAATAAACTTTATGATCCAGATGCCACAGGTCTAAATCATCTAAGAGAACTTGAATCTAGATATAACAGCGCATCTCTAAAAGAGAAGAAAAAACTTACAACAGAAGAAATCAAAACACTTAATGCCAAGAAGTTACAACTGGCTATTGACAAGGCTAAGATTGCTCTGGGCAAAGGTGATGATGTCTTTGACATTAACAAGATCCAACTTGCAGCAGCTGAACTAAACCAAGCCCAGTTATTAGGCAAGGTAACTAACTCAGCGCAACTGCTACAGATTACTAATGACCTTGCTCGCTTGAATGTTAAGCAATCTATACTTGCTCTAGAAGATGCTATTGCTTCTAAGGACATCAAGGCTATTGAAGCAGGTACGGCTAAACTTAATAAAGACTTGGCTATTCTTGGAGCTTTAACTAATCAAGAAGTTAAACTGCGCGATATTGAGTCAATCCTTAAAGATATTATCCCTAAGGATCTAATCAACATAGCCAACCTAGATGAGGCTATTGCTAAGTTAAAGTTAATCGGTGACACAAAAACTATAGTCCCTCTTGGAACACCAACTCCGACTACTCCATCAAATAAGCCGCTTACTCCAAGTCAAGTAGAGGATCTTCTTATCTTAGGAAGGACTGTACCTATAGTCCCAGACTCAAGTGGCGGTGTCGGATATTCGGGCAATGCAGGTAATTATGCTCCTAGTGGCTTCCCTATGGGCAATACTGGTGGCACAACTAAGGTAGAAGTTACTGTTGTGGCTCCACCATTTACCGATCCTAATGCTGTTGCAGAAGCAATTAATGACTTTTTACAAAACGCCAGAGATAGAGGAACGCTGGTAACTAACTAATGTCATGGATTCCAGAATGGCGAGTGACGATAAATGATGATGTTTATACAACTGTCACCTCTGTCTCTTTTGCATCAGGTCGCTTAGACATTGACCGCCAGCCCACTGCTGGTTATTGCCAAGTCCAGATTATCAACACAGATGGCTCACCCTTTACGATAAATGTTACAGAGTCAATCCTTCTAGAACTCAAGAACTCCAGCGGTACTTATGTCACAGTATTCGGTGGAGAAGTATCAGACTTTAACATTGGGGTCAGAAGCCCAGATGAAACAGGCTTTATTACAACTGGCACAATTCTTGGAATTGGTGCATTGGCTAAACTGACAAAGGCTGTCTATAACACAGCTCTAGCAGAAGCCCTAGATGGCGCACAGATAGCAGAAATCTTAGGTGCAGCACTTAACCTTTCATGGGCAGAAGTAACCCCTACACTTACTTGGGATACTTATCCTGCGACTGTGACATGGGCAGATGCTGAGTCTTACATTGGCACTATTGACACAGGCTTCTACACAATGATTAACCTTGCAGCTAGTGCCACTGCCAAAAGCCAGACCCTAGTAGATCAGATAGCAACTAGCGCACTTGGTCAAATCTATGAGGAAAAGGATGGCGATGTCTCTTATGACGATGCAGACCATCGCTCTAACTACTTGGCTGCTAATGGCTTTACTAACCTTGATGGATCTTATGCAACTCCTAGCAGTATCCAGTCTCAGACTCAGATAGCCCGTATCCGTAACAGCCTGATCTATAAGTACGCTGCTGGCTACGCATCGACCTACAGTACCTCTGATAGCGACTCTATAGCCTCTTACGGACTCTTTGAGAAGTCGGCTGAGTCAAACATCAAGAACCTTGCAGACATCACTGATATTGCTTCTAGAGAGTTAAACCTCAGAAAGAACCCTAGAGGATCATTAGGCGCGATCCGCTTCCGTCTAGATAATCCAGACATGCCTAGCGCGATGCTTGACAACCTTATTGGGATTTTCTTTGGTCAGCCAGTGCTTATCACTAACCTGCCTAGCAATCTTCTTGATGGAACCTTTGATGGCTTTGTCGAGAATGTGGCACTTACTGCCACCCCTACGTATGTGGACATGACCCTATATGTCTCAGCTACAGACTTCTCACTATCAACTACACAATGGGAAACAATTACGCCAGCCTCACTAATCTGGACTGGCGTAAATGCTACACTTACTTGGACTAACGCGACTGGAGCACTAACCTAATGGCAACTACAACTACAAACTTTGGCTTTGATGTACCTACAAGCTCAGACCTTGTGAAGAATGGTGCTACGGCTATCGCCCTGCTAGGACAAGACATCGACACAGAGTTCGCTGGTCTTACTGTCAATGCACAGACTGGCACTACTTACACAGCAGTCAAGGCAGATGGTCTTTATTCGATCTGCACAATGGACAATGCTTCGGCTAACACTTTTCGCATTCCTACCGATGCCACTTATAACTTTCCTACTGGTACAACTTTGCTTGTCTATCAAAAGGGCGCAGGAGTTACTACGATTAACGCAGTCACATCTGGAACAACAACTGTAGTCAGTGCAGGTGCAGTTCTTGCACAACCTGTTCTGGCTCGTTACAAGTCAGCAGCTTGCATCAAGATTGCTGCTGATTCTTGGATCGTAGTAGGTGGCATTGCATAATGTTAAGTCCTTTAATTGGAATCATCGCTGCAAGCGGTGGAGTGGCATCTCGCACTTTTGATTATTTAGTCGTTGCTGGCGGTGGAGCAGGTGGTGGAAATAGTTCCACAAACTCAGCCGCTGGTGGTGGTGGCGGAGCAGGTGGATTGTTAGCCAGTGCTGTAGTCAAAACAGGCGGATCTTTTACTGTCACTGTAGGTGCTGGTGGAGCAGGTGCAGCAGGTGCAGGTTCTAATGGAAGTAACAGTGTATTTGATGCTTACACATCTACTGGTGGTGGCGCAGCTGGTTCATGGAATAGCCCTGCTGGAGTCACAGGTGGCTCAGGTGGTGGCGGTGCAGGTCGTGCTGTTAATGAAACTAACTTAGGTGGCAGCGGTACTTCTGGTCAAGGTAATGCAGGTGGAACTGGCAACTCAACTTCTACAGCTGGAATTACTTTAGGTGGTGGTGGTGGCGGCGGTGCAAGCGCAGTCGGAGCAACTGCTAATTCTACAGGCAACGGCAATGGCGGTACTGGTACTGCATCAAGCATTACTACATCAAGTGTTACCTATGCAGGTGGTGGTGGTGGCGGTGCAGAGTATCCAGTGGGCGGATTAAATGTTGCAGGTAGCGGTGGCTCAGGTGGTGGTGGAGCAGGTTATGCTTCTACAGGAGCAACTAATTTTGGTAATGGTACTGCTGGTACTACTAATCGTGGTGGTGGTGGTGGCGGTGGAGCTAATGGATATAGTGGTGGCGGTAATTTCAGCGGTGGTAATGGTGGATCAGGTATTGTAATTATTCGCTATCCAGATACTTTTGCTAATTTAACTTCTATCGATGGTGGATTGACTTACTCACTGACTACTGCTGGTGGATATAAGATTTATTCATTCACTGCTGGAACAGGGTCGGTGACAATCTAATGGCACATTACGCTTTTCTAGATGACAACAGTATTGTTACAGAAGTTATTGTTGGCAAAGATGAGACAGAACTAATCGAAGGTTTAGATCCTGAAACTTGGTATGGAAACTACCGAGGTCAAGTATGCAAAAGAACTTCTTACAATGGCAACATCCGCAAGAACTATGCAGGGATTGGTTATTCCTATTGCTCTGACCTTGATGCCTTTGTGCCACCCAAGTGCCATGAATCAGCAATCTTGAATGAAGTAAATTGTGTATGGATCTGTAAGGATGAATCCCATGAAATACCAGCTGAGTAAAGCAGCGATCCAATTAAGGGAACAGTTTGATGACACATTCCCAAGTCGTGACCGCGCATCGGATGGCTGGATCGGTGATACCCGACACGCAGCTCGCCCTAGCGATCATAATCCCGATGCTAATGGCTGGGTTCGTGCCCTCGATGTTGATCGTGATGTCAGTGGTAAGTCCAAGCCAGACCTTATGCCAGATATTGCAGATCAGATTCGTCTCTTATGCAAGTCTAAAAAAGAACGCAGAATTACCTACATTATCTTTGATGGTCGTATCGCCTCATCAAAAAAGAATTGGGCATGGCGAGAATACACAGGGGCTAACAAACACAACCACCACTGTCACATCTCGTTTGCGAAAGAAGCTGACGATGATGGGGCTTTTTTTCAAGTACCTATGCTAGGAGCATCTGATGAATAACCTTTCAATGATTATTGCTGGTATCGCAGGATTAGTTGCAATCCCTGTGCTTCGCCAAGCGATTAAGTCCTACCGCGCTAAGAAGTCTGTTGCAGACATCGTGGTTGATTCCATAGAAGCTGCGATAGATCAGGTAGAGAAGAAGTGACCCAGAGTGACTTTTTTACATTCTATCTGGCTACCCTTGGGGTCATTGGGGGTCTTGCTGGTTATGTCATTACTCATCTGCTCTCGGAGATTAAAAGACTAAACCAGCGTGTCGATGAGATTTATAACATACTTCTAGAGCGATAATTTTCCTATGGCGAGAAAAGCAACTAAGCAGTTAGAGGATCAGGGCTACTCAGCACTTGATGCTTATTGCATCGGTGTGTATGAATACTATAAATCACTGCTCAAAGCAGGATTTGCAGATGACTTGGCACTGGCTATTATTGTTGAGCCGTCATCCTATCCTCGCTGGATCTTGCCTGATGAAATCCCACCAGAGAAGCTGAGCGATTATGAGGATGACGATTAAAACAATCGTAGTCGTGTCCGATCTTCAAGTGCCCTACCAAGACAAGGTAGCCACTAGAAACCTTGCTGGCTTTATTAAGAAGTTTAAGCCAGATCAAGTCGTGACGATTGGCGATGAAATTGATCTACCTCAGATCAGCCGTTGGGAAGAAAACAGAATGGGGTCATTCGCACAGACCTTAGATGATGATCGTAATGAAGCTGTTGATCTACTTTGGGATTTAGGCGTAACAGATTGCATTCGTAGCAACCATACGGATCGTCTTTACAATGTCATAATGTCCAAGATTCCAGCATTCGGGGCATTGCCAGAGCTGCGGTTTGAGAAGTTTATGCGCTTTGATGAATTGGGCATTACCTTTCATAAGAACCCTATGCCTATTGCGCCTAACTGGATAGCAGTGCATGGGGATCACACACCCATAAAGCCACAGGGGGGCTTATCAGCCCTAGAAGCGGCTCGTAGGCATGGCAAGAATGTCATCTCAGGACATACTCACAGGGCAGGGCGTTCTGCCTTCTCAGAGGCTTCTGGGGGTCGTATAGGGCGTGTCCTGCATGGTGTTGAGGTAGGCAATCTAATGGACTTTAAGCAAGCTGCTTACACCAAAGGGGTGGCTAACTGGCAACAAGCCTTTGCAATCATCTATGTCAATAAAGCGAAGGTTCAAGTGGATTTAATCCACATCGAGAAGGATGGCACATTTATTGTGGCTGGAAAGTCCTACGGCAGACCTAGATAATCCGTTATCAAATCGTTACACAAATTAACTCGATTATGGTATGTCGGTGTGTCACACTATTATCGTAAGCCAGTCAAGGGCACTGGATGCAGATAGGTACAAAATGACTACAACAGAAAAAGCATTGCTAATCTGTTTTATAGGGTTGATATTTTCTATGACACTTATAGCTATAGATGCTTATAGGACAGGGCATGAACGCGGTCTTCGCGAAGGTTGGCACAGAGGTCGGGCACTTAGCCGACAGGAATTCTGGGAAGAATGAAAGCCAATGAAATCTTACTCACAGCCACCGACACGATCAGTGATCGTGGCTTATCATATGGTCATCCTGCGGATAACCTGCAACACACAGCAATGCTGCTCAGTGCATACTTACAGACACCAATACACGACTATCAAGTGGCAGGGATCATGGTCTTGGTTAAACTTGCAAGAACTAATCAGTCAGCCCAACACATCGACAATTGGGTCGATCTCTGCAGCTATGGCGCACTCGCAGGGCAATTAGCCACTACGGAGAATGACTTATATGTTTAATTTAGCCGATTATGAAACAGTAGAGGTGAGACTTGAAAAGTTTATTAAGGACTATCCAGATTTTCGCATTTCAACAGAGATGGAGCTTTGCGAGAAAGATCGATACATTATCAAGGCGTATCTATTTAAGACTGCTGGTGATAGCGTTGCATGGACAACAGGATACGCTGAAGAAAAGATTACTGATAGGGGCGTTAATTCGACTTCAGCACTGGAGAATTGTGAGACTTCGGCTATCGGCAGAGCACTTGCTAATGCAGGTTATGCGGCTAAAGGAAAACGCCCAAGCCGAGAGGAAATGACTAAGGTGGTTGCTACAAAAGTAGCAAAGCCAGCGGTACAGGATCTCGTACCAGATCAGCAAGACTATTGGACTACTCCAGTCAATGAGTATATGAAGGTAGTAGATGCACCAGTTACTCTTGACAAGGCTATGGAAACTGTTGCAGCTGTTATGGGCACAGGTGAAGCTGCTGAAGTGCCTACTTGCTCGCATGGGCATCGCGTATGGAAAACAGGCAAGTCCAAAGCAGGCAAAGAATGGGCACACTATTCTTGTCCTCTTTTAGGTCATTCAGGTATGGAAGGCAAATGCGAACCGATCTGGTATGAAATAAATAATGTCGGTAAATGGCAACCACAGAAGGCGAGAGTGTAATGGGAAGCATTGGAATTAAGATAAATGGTGAATGGGTCGATCTCATGTCAGCCTTTGTGCCATGTCAGTTATGCAATGAGCCAGTCCAGATTAAAGAGCTAGCAGACATATCATCTGATCCTGTCAATGGCATAGTTATCTGGCAATGCATAAAATGCAAAGCCGTCAATGGCTGAAGACACAATCAATTGCTCGCGATGCGCTGATCCAACACCAGAATCTGAACTGTTGGAGCTTGGCTCATGGTGGGTCTGTGGTATCTGTTATGACGATCTATGATGGCTAGTCAAGCAAGGAAACACAGAGGTTTCCGCACAGAGCGCGTAGTAGCTGAGTACCTATCGACTTGGTGGCAGGGCGCGTGTGTGGGAAGGGGTAATGGCAAGGATATTGTAAATGTTCCGTTTGATGTTGAAGTTAAAGCTAGGGCAGGCTTTCAACCTCTTGCGTATCTGAAGCAATTAAAGGCTCGCACATCCGTTTCGGGGGAACTCGGATTTGGAGTCGTGCGGCTAAATTCGCAAGGCGAGGATGCTGCCGAGTATTGTGTAGTCATGCGTTTAGCTGATCTCTTGCCATTACTCCAACTTAAATATGGTCATCTTAATAACGAACCCACAGATGCAGACATTGACCGCTGCAAGGGCTGTGGGTCTTACATGATAAGGAAGTGCTTAACTTGCCAGCCTACGACTACCGATGCCCAGACTGCAATCTTAGTCAAGAGATCACACATGGATGGCACGATAGACCAATGATCCCATGCACTTACTGCAATGCTCCAATGATTAAAGTTATAGCTGCTATTCCAGCAGTGTTTAAGGGCAAAGGGTTCTATTCAACAGATAAATAGTTATCCACATAAGTTATCCACAGGGTAACAATAAGGAGACATTATGAAGCGACACACCGCTCTGACCAGCACTTATACAAATGAATTTGACATCGATGGTACGCTAACTGGGCAGAGCCTCTCAAAGGCTCACCGCAAGCCCTTTAGGGGCGTTGCTTGCGGGGTGCTAGTAGCTATTGGGATAGCTCTATGCATCATGCCTGATGCAGGTGGATCTATTCCAAAGCAATATATAAGCTATAAAGAATATGCTTATTATGCATTAGGTTATAACCTTAAAGAATATAAATGTCTATCTATACTCTATGGTAAAGAATCAGCATGGAATCCTAAAGCTGTTAATGGATCACACTATGGAATACCACAAGGTAAGAGTGAGTGGCTTAAAGACCAAGATGGTTACACTCAGATAAGATGGGGCTTAGACTATATAGGGCATAGGTATGGTGAGCCATGCGTTGCATTAGATCATTGGAGAAGATTCAATTGGCATTAGACAAGCTGAACAGCCGTAGGTACAGGGCACATAAGCAGCGAGTATTCATGCGAGATGGCAGACAATGCCGTTATTGTGGCAGCGATGAGAATCTTCAGATTGACCACATTATCAGCAGGAAATCTGGGGGCACCCATGATTTAGATAACCTTCAAGTCCTGTGTCGTGACTGCAACCTACGCAAGTCGAGCAAGGAAGAAGGCGTTTTTTTAGCACAGACGGCTACCCCCCCTGTCTTTCCTTCCAATTTCTCCCCGATGCAGTCCGAGACGATGCTGGACAGTCCGTTTAAGATACGACCAGTCCAGAGTCAATGACAACCAAGCCCAGAAAGTCCAAAGCCCTACGAGGGGCACTCAAACCAAGGCTTCACAGCCCTTGGTTAAAAGGCGAAACTAAAGGCACACAGGTTGCTGAACTAGCTGAGAGAATTGGTCAGCCTTTATTAGAGTGGCAGAAGTTAATTCTTAATGACATGCTCACTATGGATAAGCAGGGAATGTTTATTCGTAAGACAAGTCTGCTTCTGATCGCTCGTCAATCAGGAAAAAGCCATCTGGCGCGTATGCGCTGTTTAGCAGGGTTATTTATGTTCGGTGAAAAGGACATCCTGATTATGTCTTCTAATCGAGGCATGGCTATGAAGTCCTTTAACATCATGGCAGACATTATTGAACGCAATGACTGGATGAGGGCGCAGCTTAAAGATGGAGATCCTAAAAAAGGTATTCGTAGGACAAATGGCGATGAACGGATCATCCTTGCTAGTGGAGCGCAGCTAGAAGTCAGGGCGGCAACTTCTGATGGTGCAAGAGGAATGACAGCCGATTTCTTATGGATCGATGAGCTGCGAGAAGTATCAACTGCCGCGATGGATGCTGCAAAGAGCGTAACTTTAGCCCGCATGAATAGCCAACGATTATTTACAAGTAACGCGGGCAGTGCTGATTCTACAGAACTAAACAACCTGCATGAGGCTTGCCGCAATTACCCGCCTAAAAGCCTTGGTTATTATGAGTATTCTGCGCCAGATTTCTGCGACATCTGGGATCGTAAAGCATGGGCAATGGCAAACCCTTCTATGGGCTATCTAATTAGTGTTGAGGCTATCGAGGAAACAATCGCATCTTCAACGACTGATGCAGCTCGCACAGAAAGTTTGTGCCAATGGATCAGCGCATTAAATTGTCCTTTCAGCACAGAAGTGCTTGAAAACTCATCAGATAGCACACTAGAGATGACTGTTGGGGCTTATACTATATTCGGTTTCGATGTCAGTCCTTCGCGCAGGAACGGATCATTAGTCGCAGGACAACTTCTCCCAGATGGAAGGATTGGCATCGGAATTTTAGAGACTTACAGCTCTCAGGTTGCTATAGATGAATTAAAGATGGCAGCAAGTATAAAGGCGTGGTGCGACATATATCATCCTCGGATAGTTTGCTTTGACAAGTACGCCACACAAACCATTGCGGATCGGCTTACAAATAGTGGTGTCGTTTGTGAAGATGTCAGCGGGCAGCAATTCTATAAAGCTTGTGGAGACTTGCTCGAAGGATTGACCAATCTTAGGGTCGTTCATAATGGGCAGAAATCGCTCATAGAACAGTTTCAGAATACAGCGGCAAAAACTAACGATTCCGCGTGGCGTATCATAAAGAGGCGCAGCAGCGGAGACATTAGCGCGCCAATCGGATTAGCAATGTGTGTTTCTAAATTAATGATCCCTCAGCCTAAGCCACAAATTTATAGTTAGACACGCCCTAGCATATTGTCTAATCTCTTGACAAATGCTACAATTTCTGTCTATGGGTATCTTCTCGCGTAAGCCTCAAATTATCGAAGCGCAAAACGCTCCGCAGATCATGTCAGAGTCTTACTTGACTTATGGCAATTACTTCCCAGTCATGGTCACTCGCGCACAAGCTCTACAAGTGCCATCGATTAAAAGATGCCGCGATCTAATCTGCGGAACTATTGCAAGTATCCCTTTGGAGTATTACAAGAAATCTACTGGCGAGATGATCTCTCCACCTCGATGGATTGAACAGCCTTCTAAAGCACAGCCTCGATTCGAGACTCTTTATTTCACTTTGGATTCATTGCTCATGTATGGCGTGAGTTACTGGCAAATTACAGAGACTTATCTTGAAGATGGAAGAATGGCTAACGCAAATTGGGTTGCTAACAATCGCGTGACATTTAATACTGATTCAGTTAATAATTTTGTGACACAGTATTATCTAGATGGCGTTCCTTTGCCTATGTCAGGTCTTGGATCTCTTATTACTTTCCAGAAAGATGAAGGCATTCTTGCATCTGGTGGTAGCACAATTAAAGCAGCACTAGATGCACAAAGAGCTGCAAGCATTGCATTAGAAACTCCATCTGCGACTGGTTTCTTAAAAAATTCGGGGGCTGATCTTCCACCTGCTGAAGTATCTGGATTACTAGCTGCATGGAAGCGCGCTCGTCAAAACAACGGCACTGCATATTTAACTTCTACTCTTGATTATCAAACTACTGGCTTCAGTCCTAAAGACATGGCTTACCAAGATGCCATTCAAGGATTAGCAACCGAGTGCGCCAGATTATGTTCTGTAGATCCTTATTATGTTAGTGCTTCAATGAACACGACTATGACTTATGCAAATGTGCAGGATGAACGCAAGCAGATGGTCGCATTTACTTTGCAGCCTTATGTTTCAGCGATTGAATCAAGACTTAGCATGGATGATGTAAGCACAGCAGGACATTATGTAAAATTCTGCTTAGACGATACTTTCCTAAGAACAGAACCAATGGAAAGATTGCTAGTGCTAGAAAAGATGTTAGCACTTGGTTTAATTACAACAGAACAAGCAATGCAGATGGAAGACCTATCACCTAACGGGAATGGCAGCTAATGGAAACTCTATATATTGAAGCATCATCAATTGAATGCTCAGAAGAACGCAGAGAAATCTCTGGCAAGATTGTGCCTCTAGGCACTGGCGAGATTGGGCACACTAATCTTGGTGCTTACACTTTTGCAGCGAACTCTATTGAAATTGCAGATCCATCGAAGATCAAGTTGCTATCACAGCACGATCTCAAGAAGCCTATTGGTCGCATGACAGCAGCAGAGACTCGCGCAGATGGCATCTATGCAACATTTAAGTTGAGCCGATCATCAGGCGGCAACGATGCACTCATCATGGCACAAGAAGGTCTAGTCACAGGCTTGAGCATTGGTGCAGAAATCCTTGCATCAAAGCCATCAAAAGATGGGCACACAGTTGTTTCATCAGCTCGTCTAAAAGAAGTTTCTCTCGTAACTGTTCCCGCATTCGCGAGTTCAGAAATACTTGAGATCGCAGCAGAGGAAGTCATCCCTGTTGAAGAAAACCCACAAACAGAAAGCGAGACAGTCGTGGAAGACACTACAGTCGAAGCAGCACCAGTAGAAGCAGCGGCTGTAGAAGCTGCTCGCCCTACAGTTACAGCAATGTATTACACAAACCCTCGTCTTAACCTAAACATCACAGCTGGTGAATATGCTAAGGCACAATTAAACGCATCACGCGGAGACGCAGATGCTCGCGAACTAGTAGCAGCTCTACAGGTTGCAACAGTTGCAGAGAACACAGGTATGGTTCCACCAACATACCTAAAGGATGTAATCGGCATCATCGATTCACAGCGTCCATTTATTGATTCAATCGAGCGCGCTGCACTTCCAGCAAGCGGAATGAAGATCTTTACTCCAAAATTGGGAACGCAGGCTACAGTGGCTTTGACTGCTGAAGCAGCAGAATTCTCATCAACAGACACAACAGTCACCTTCCAAGAAGACACAGTTGTTAAGTTCGCTGGAGCTGGAAAGCTCGATCTAGAACTCGTTGATCGCTCAGACCCAAGTTTCTTAGATCTATATCTTCGCGAGTTGGCTGCATCATACGCACAGAAGACAGATGCTTACGCAGCACAGATTGCATCACAGAATGCAACAGCATCATCTTCATCAACAATTTACAAGGCTATTG